TGATGCGATATATTAGGGAAAAATTAAATAATTTGCCATGAGATTAATTGCAGGCCCTTGCCAACATGAAGGTATAGATCTAAGTTCAGAAATAGCTGGTACATGTAAAGATATATGCGATAAGTATGGAATTGAATATTATTTTAAAGCTTCATACGATAAAGCAAATAGGACATCGATGCATTCTGAAAGAGGCCAAGGATTAAAGAGAACTCTTTTTGATTTATCTAAAATTAAAAATGATATTGGTGTTTCTATATTAACAGATGTACATGATAGAGAACAACTTAGAACCATAAGAACTTTCTTTGACCATGTTGTTGATGTGATACAAATACCAGCATTTCTTTCTAGGCAAACAGATCTTATCGTTGATGCTTCTAAAAGCGGTAAAATAATAAATATTAAGAAAGGACAATTCTTAGCACCATGGGATATTGATGGTGTTTTAAGTAAAACAAAGGGAGCAAAAGATGTTTGGATTACCGAGCGAGGGACCTCTTTCGGATATAATCGTCTTGTGGTCGACTTTGCTGGTATGGTTCATATGTTGCAAAGCCTTGGGAACTCCCTTTTCTTTGACGCTACTCACTCAGTCCAGAGACCTGGAGGAGGTGGTGATAAGAGCAGCGGTGATAGTAGGTATGTTCCTAGCATGTTGCGTGCCGCAGCTGCTCTTGGTGTTGAGTCATTTTTTATAGAGGTACATCCCTATCCATTATCTTCTCCCAGCGATGGCGATAATATGCTTCAGCTAAGACAGCTAGATGAAGTAGTTGAACAATTACTTGAATTTAATTATGTACAGAAATCACAAACTGTGGTATAATAACCTATGAATATTAGAATAGAACAAACAATACTTCGAAAGATGTTAACTGATGATGCGTATATGCGTAAGGTATTACCATTTATCAAAGCAGAATATTTCGAAGGCACATATAGAATATTATTTAAGGAGTATTGTAAATTTGTAACTAAATACAATACTCTTCCAACTAAAGAAGCATTCTTAGTTGAACTTAATGAACATTCACAATTATCAAATGATCAGTTTTCTGCAGCTGTTGATATCGCTCAAAATCTATTTGAAGGTGATCCTGTAGATGAAAAATGGTTGATTGATAATACAGAGAAATGGTGTCAAGATAGAGCCATATACAATGCTGTTATGGAATCAATATCCATTATTGATGGTAAGCATGAGAAGTTAACAAAGAATGCATTACCAGATTTATTACAAACAGCTTTAGGTGTTGCATTTGATACTAATGTAGG